TCATCAAGCTCATCCCCGGCACCACCGACTCCAACCGCACCGTCGTACAGGATGGTCGTTGCGTAGGCTATCGCAACCACATCAGCCCGTACATCGACTACTCGATTGCATCCAATGGCGTTGCCACCAAGGACAAGGTTGGCGACACTCCTGTACGCTACATCGGTATCGGTCACTTCGGCTACCTGAACGAGCAGGTCTATGCTGATGGCATCGAGTTCAACATCGACGGCACCAGCTCCGCCAACTTTGACCGCAACGTCATCGCTATGGGCATGAGCCTTGACTACTCTCTCGTTGAGCTCTCCAGCAAGGTCAACGGAAACACCTCCGGCAAGCCCCAGGCCTTCAAGCTCATCAAGCTGATCGAAGAGCCCACGACTCACTAAACTCTCTCGCAACGTAGCAGGTTCATAGTTCCTGTTCGGGCTGCTGGCTCCGATGCGCAGCAAAGGTTGTCCGGCAGCCCGATTATATAAGAACACTAATCCAAATTAGCAATGAATACAGTTGACGAAATGATCTATGAGGCAATCGTGGCCGACGAATCGCTGATGGCTATCATTGGCGAACGCGTGGTCTCGACGTGCTTTGAGATACCACCTGACCAACTCGACAACACGGAAGTCCCGAATATCATCATCACCGATGATGGTTTCCAGAACAACGTGACCACCAAGGACTGCGTGTGGGAAGGAGGCGAGGATGAAGTACGTGTGACTGTTGACATTGCGGGCAATAGCCCGCAGGAGGTGCAGCAGATCATGCGCCGTGTACGAAAGGCCGTGGAGACCTATATGGCCAACCTCGGCTCTGATATGCCGGAACTGGTCAGCTTGACATCAGGCGAACTTGCCTGGGATTGGATAAAACCTTGCTACTACAAGCCCCTTATTTATCAATGTATAACCAAAGCTGATATTGACAATGAGCAAGAAAGCAACTGAAACAAACGAAACTCAGCAGCCAGAAGAATGTGGAGTACCTGCCTACATTGAAGAACTGCTGAAGAATGGCACAACTATCCTAACCGCCAAAAGCCGCGACGAGTTGGCTGAAATGGTCGACAACATCCCTGCCGAAGTGCATTATGGAGCGGGTGCCGTAGGATTTAACCCTGAGACAGGAGCTTTCACGCTCCGAGTTGATATTGTGAAAATTTAAACGTTATTACTATGATATTAAAAGGACAGAACTTTAGAATTTTACTTTTCGACTCAACCGCCAACAAGTTCAAGTGTGTGGGAATGGCGACCAGCTGTACCATCACGCAAAACTCGAATACTGACGAAGGTGGGACGAAAGATGACGTTGGACTTGCCGCCAAGCCTGTCGTGACCAGTCAGGGATGGAGCGTTAGCGTTGAATCGCTGAACGTCCAGGACACTGCCGCCATGCTGACGGCCATTAAGAACATGACTAAGTTCACGTTGTTGTGGGACGAAACATCGACATCGAACAACCAGTCATTATTAGGTGAAGCGTATCAACGTATCGGTGAAGCATACCTGAACGATGCCACATTCCAGTTCGATGACAGAACCAATAGCTCGAAGTCTCTGCAATTTACGGGCAGCGGACCTATCGAGCACGACAGCACGGCACCATACGAAGCCATTTCTACTGGTGCATACACCAAGGGTCAGTTCGTTCGGCTATTCCTGAGCAGCGACAACACAGCCACGCCGAACGCCGTGATTGCAGCCGCTCGCACGCTGTCGCTTCACGTCAGCCTATCACTGGAGGTGGCAACGACCAAAGATACACCGGGGACATGGGATGTCCAGGAGCCTACTGCGCTGAACTACGACATTTCGACTGGTGCTTTGGTTCGCGGTGCCGACACCATCACTTCATCCGTAGGCGGCAAGTCGTTTGCCGACCTTGAAGACATCAAGGAAGCCGGCACACCCGTCAAGTGGCAGATTGCCAACGTCAGCGGCGACAACCAGCGCACGAAGGGAACTATCATCTGTTCGGGCTCTTGCTTGATTACCCAGTTGCAGGCCAACGCAGCCGTGCGTCAGAATGCCGACTATTCGGCCACTCTGACAGGTTACGGAGCCTACACCGTAGGAGCATAACACATCGCGCCTGCCGCTGTCTTGCCGTCATAATGCAAGCAGTTGGCGGGCGTTTCTTATCTTTAATAAAAAATCAAGGAACTATGAACAAGAAAGAAATCACCATCAACGCAAAGCAATACCAAGTCGCCTTTGACCTTCAGACGATGCTCAATTTCGAGCAAAACGTTGGTCGCAGTTTTTTCACTATTGACTTCAATAATTTGTCACTCGAAAATCGTATAAGTCTAATTCACGCGGCAGTTAAATCTGCCGATGAAAATACGCCACTTACGGTTGACGACATAAAGGGTCAACGGAAATTTGATGACCTAAATAGCATTCTTGCAGCATCAAATACCATCGTTATGCTATCCATTGAATTTTTGCAAATTCCAGACGTTGAGAAAGAACATGAGCAAGAGCAACAAGAGGGAGACAAACAGCCAAAAAACTGACAACAGCTCACGAACTATTCCAATTATTCGTGGGCGAAATAGGATTTCCTCGCCGTGAGTTCTTGCATGATATAACTTGGTGGGAGGTTAAGAGCATCATTCGCGGATACAACAACCGTCACCGTAATCTATGGAGCGCAAACAGATGGCAGACATACAACCTTATGTGCGCCTTTGCAGGCTCAAAGGCACTTGCAGAAAGCGGCATCCACAAACCGACCGATCTAATCGTTTTTCCGTGGGATAAGAAAAAAGAACCTGAGCATATTTCGCAGCAGGACATCGACGAACTTCAAGCTGAAATTGCGGCCATCAATGCACAACAAAAAAGCAGCGAGGAATAGTCCTCACTGCTTTTTTTGCGTCCAGTATGTCGCTATATCATAGCGACTCCACCTTGTCAAACTCCGCAAACACATCCTCAGCCAACACCTTTGCGTATCTCTGCGTTTGCGTAATTTTACGATGTCCCAGCATCTTCGACACATGCTCAATAGGCACCCCGTTCCTCAGCATCCACGTCGCAAACGTATGCCGACCAACATGCGTCGTCAGCTTCTTCGTGATACCCGTCACGTTCGCAATCGTCTTCAGATTAGCATTGCACGTCTGATCCGCAACCCGAGGCAACCGCCCGCCGTACTTCTGCGCAATCTCCAAAGCCTTCGGCAGCACCCTGATATAGAATCGCACGCCCGTCTTCACCCTTGGAGCCGAATACGTCAGCCTGTCACCGTCCTGCTGGCATTTATCAAGTGCAAACGCCATCGCATCGCTGTACGCCATACCAGTATAGCATTGGAAAACAAAAACATCCCGAACCGTCGCCAGCATCGAGTCATTGATAGTCAGTCCCTCAATCCTATCGCGTTCCGCATCCGTCAGGAACTCCACCGTCTCCTTATCGCCTCGCTTTATCTCGCCCTTCATCCTGTCGTAAGGGTTGGCGGTAATCAACCCGAACTTCAAAGCACGCCCAAGCAATGCTTTAATATCCTTGTGATAATTTCTCACAGTCGCCTGGCCCACATACTTTACAGGCTTTTTCGCCTTAATTTCCGCATCCGTCCTGTGTATCTGCATACCATGCAGATATGCGTCGAACAAATGCAAATTCTCGACCGTCAAGTCAGACCACCTCCTCATTACGCCGCTTTCAACCATCGCCGCCACCGACACCCTGTAATGCTTTGCAGTCCCTGGAGCCACGTCAAGCAACGGTATTTGTTCATACATCCACGCCACCATATCGTCAGGCTCCTTTAACTTCTTTCTACCATCCGGCGACTTAACCGCTCGCCGCACCTTTTCAACGTCAAACGCCTGCTCATTCTCCAGATAGTCGTTCACGGCATCATCCACGCGCTTCAGCATGATTGCCACACGCCTATTAAGCTCGTCACAGTCCTGCCGGTTAGAAATCTGCCCAAACCGCCATTCACGCGCACGCACGCTCACGCCTGTATTAATATAATAAGGTTTGCGGCCAACAGTCACACGCACCTCCACCGGCGCAGTCCCGTCCTGACCAAACCGTCCTCTATGATTATATACTATTGCTGTTTTTATCATTTCTTCAAGTTTTAAGTTATAATATATATGGGGAAACAGATTGGGAAACAATGGGGAAACAATTATCAAAATAAACCAAATAATACCGCACTATACCATTTTCGGCTTATCCTTAAAAATCCCCTAAAATCCCTTTATTTATCGGCACCGCCGCAATTTCACGGCGGTGCCCGTGTTTGTTTAATGTGATTCCGTCGGGACTCGAATGGAATCGCGGAAAGGCTTTTGTTTATTAGGGTTTTCGTCATTTTTGTATTTTGTTTGGGGAAACATTTGGCGAGTTTTGGCCGAATTTTTGCTCCGCAACCCCCATCGGAAATGGGTATTCCGATATGAGGTTGTGGGAGTCAATGATTTTGCGGTAGTCTATTAGGCGCGACTTCTGTTCGGCTATGAGCTGATCCTTTGAGGCAATCTGTTCGCGGAGTGAATGGATTGTTTCTTCTTTTGATTTCAAGAGCTGCTGTAGGGCAGCGTAGGCTTCGTCTTTTGCGGCGAGTGCGGCGTTGAAGACGCTCGACATGTCTGTATAGTTTGCGGTTTGCATATTAGTTAGTAAGCCATCCGTTTTGTTCATAGCATCGTAGTCGGGATTGTTTTTTCTCATTTTTGCCTCTGCCATCTCTTCGTCTGATACGTTATCAAGTAGCATAATGTCGCTGTTGCCGTAAAGATATTCGCTGAATATTTGCAGGCCGGGCTTTGTGGTGGATAATCTAATCAGGCTCTCAATCGTATCTTTAGGGACGGGTCGGATGTAATTTCGGAACTTCGATATATAAGCGGCTTTACTCCCGATGGCTTCAGCGAGTTGCGTCTGATTAAGCCCCTTCATCTTTGCGACATATTCAAATGCTCTAATAAAGTGGTCATTTTTGACTTTTCTTTGTGTATCATCTTCAATTCTGCCCATAATTACACATTCTTTCCTTAATGTTTCTTAAAATTACACGGGTTTTACACCGAGTTTCCAAATTTTGCCTTATATTTGCACTCGAAAGTAAGTAAGTAAACAAACAACGAGGCAAGAAAATAGCCGTCAGACGGGAGGCCGTCTTTTCACAAGCGGATAACCGCCATATTGCGAACACTTTGCGAGGGTGTCGGATTGCAAATATACGGCTTTTTCTGCCAAGTTGTAACAAAGTAAGTAAACTATTAAGTAAAATTAAGAAACGTATGGTTAAGGAAAAAGTTGGTAGAAACGACTGGAAACAGCTGAAAGTTGGCGAAACTGGCGTATATACATTGCCTGATGAGAGGGCAGTGGAGTCGGCCCGTGTAGCTGCTCAGGATGTGAAGAAATACGACCACTATGAGTTTGAGCGTATCAAGGTGGCAGAGCCGTTGACGATCGCTTTTAAGAGAATTAAATAACCTTGCGACGGAATCGCAAGGTACGGTAAAGAAGACCTAATACTGATAATTATGGACAGGATGTTGAGAGCTGAAATTGTTGCTACTGTGCGAGAGACGATGCGGGAGGTGCTGGAAGGTGTTGAGGAGGTGTACCTGTCACCTGAGCAACTGGCGGAGAGAATCAGCTTTCTGCCACTTGAATGGATCAGGAGGAACGGGGAACTTCTGCCGAGGGAGTATGCCAGCGTTGTCTTGAATGATAAGGAGGTGACGACGAGGTATGGGTACCCGCTTCATAAGATTCAGAGGATGATTCGTGAAGGGAAGCTGAAGGGGTTGGTGAAGACGAAGAAGGCAGCTGGAGGTGATGCTATTGGGGCTGCTGTTGTCGCTATGGTATAGCGACATACACGACGGGATAAGACAAAGGAATGTTGGCTGAGTAGGCGAAGGCGGTCGGTAGCATTTGCGACGACAAAATGAAGGTTCGAGTCCTTCACATTCCACAAAGGGCGGAAAAGAGAAATCGAACGGTCTGGCTAACAGGTTAATTGCACGTTCATTCACGAGTTGGATGCAGACGAATGCGTACACAGGTCAGAAGGAGGCAGCCAAGTGGCACTGGTGAGATAGGAAATTCCGATGATACTCGAACTGGTGGATGGGTAAGTCGAAAGCACACGGGGAGGCGGTAGCTGATGATGGCGGAGAGTGCGGGCTGGACAAAAGGACTCTAATGCGGCCATTGTTTGTTATTGAACAATGACGGTCACAAGCCCGGATAAACGCAGAGTGGAGTCGTAAAGTACTAACTTAATACAGTTTTATTATGAAAAAGAAATTTTGGAATTGGATGGGAAGGAACAACATGCCGTTCTCGGCCATCGCTGGTGAGACGTTTACGAATGCCGAGGTGGTTTATACACACATTGGGCTGGTGGTGTTTCTGATTGTGCTTGGTATGGCCGGACGTTGTTATGGAGCATAAACTTAGCGGAGGTGTTAGGGTTGACCCTGAAGCGAACGTTGACGACGTGCTGGTGCAGCGGATTATGCGGTTGCGGAATGAGCTGAAAGAAGAGCGGAAAGCGCACAGGTCTGATGTAGAGGA